AGCACAGTCAGGCATTGCTTTAGAAATCCGAAACGCTTCTCAGACAGCACAGCTAGGTACTCTTAACGCTAAGGTGTCTCATATTATGAGAGAAGTAATTTCTTTTATGCTTAACTGGAAGTATGGTTCAACCTACTCAGGCAATGATGTTGAGTTTACTTTATCGGCAGACTTTGCACCAGTTGTTGGCGGCGAGGGTGCTATGCGCTTAGTTACTGAATGGTATCAGTCAGGGCTTATTCCAAGAGAAACTTTTGTGTCTGTTGCTAAATACAATGACTTTATTCCTTCTGACTATGATGATGAAGAAGCAATTCAGTCTATTCAGACAGACCCTTTAACTCAGGAAACCCCTGATGATCAAATGGAAATAGAATAACTTGCCACGTTATAAAAGCTTTATAGCATGGTATAAGTGTCTTAGATTAAATCATCACCCAAAGAAGTGTGGTCCAAAATATAACATTGGTAACTGCCTTCTTTGGGCTTGGTCTAATAGTAAGTCACACCCTCTCTAACTCTACAATGGTGGACTAGATGAACTACAATGATAAAATTTTTGATCGTATTGTTGACCACATGGGAGACGTGCGATTGTATGAAGAAGGTGTTCAACTTCAAAATCGCAGGATTTTAAAAAGACATAGAAAAAATTTAAAAACGTTATTAAGAGGAAATGTTAGAGCCGATCTTCAAAAAGAAATGAATAGATTTGGCAAAGAACTTTCCGTCCACAATAATACAAGTTTAAAAGAATTTTCAACTTCTCAGTTAGACTTTTCTACAAATAACTTATACAAAGAAGTAAAAGACTGGTATAAAGTCCAAAGGCCAAAAACTAAAGAACTTCTTGGCGAAATTGCTGGACCAAATATCAAAGGTACTCGAAGTATCACTAAGAATATTTCTAATATCTCTGCTGGAGAGTTAGTACGTATTCAGTCTAAAGTGAAAGCAGGGCTTGCTAAAGGTTCTGGTAAAACCGCTATTATTGCTGATGTAATAAAAACTACAAAGTTAACCGAACATCAAGCAAGAACTCTAACTCGTACCGCTATTACTTCAACTCAAACTGCTGCTGTACACAAAGTTGCAGAAGAAAACAAAGATATAATTAAGGGTTACATGTTTACTGCTATTCTAGATTCTAGAACTAGCCCAATTTGTACTCATCACAACGGAAAAATTTATGACATAGGAGACAGGAGCTATGAACCTCCCCTTCACTGGAATTGTCGTTCCTCTATGGTACCAGTTCTTAAATCTAAGGAAGAACTGCTGCAAGAGAGTCCGTCAAAACGTGTTAACGTTTCTGCGCTTAAAAAGAAAGACCCCCAAAAGCTAAATGGGCTTCCTCCTAAAACTAAAGATTTTGGCACATGGTTAAAAACTCAGTCTATGGACGTTCAAACTAAAATGTTAGGGTCAGAAGACGCAGCTAACTTATTTAGACAAGGCAAGTTAAAAGCTGACGAGTTTGTTACTCCTAAAGGGAAAGCACTAAGCATACAAGCATTAAGAGCTAGAGCTACAGCAGCTACTACAGTATTTAAACCTCGGCAAAAAATAAAGTCTGAAGGGGTGTCTGTAGATTCAAAGACTCCTAACTCTTTACTAAATAATCCAAAATATAGAGACGATTTAAGAAATATGCTTTTGTTAGACTCAGATGACTTTAACAAAACTATGTCTCTTACTGACTATAAAGGAACTAGTTTACAAGGTAAGGCTGCTTCTCGAAGAAGAGTTGGAAATCAATTTGATGAAAGAAACTTTTCAGCAGACCCCTTAACAGGTGAAATTAAAAACAATAACATTTACGATCCTGATTTTAATCTTTATCAAGAGCGACTTGACTTTATGCGTAACGCTAAAGACCTTACTCTTCAACAAAAAGACTTTATTGAAAACATGGCTTCGTCTTTAAATGACAAAGTTTCTTTAAATCAACAAACAGTCATTGTTGAAAACTTAAGAGTTGTATTTCAAAGGTATGCTAAAGATAAAGTTCCTTGGGGAGACTTTGCTTCTGTTATGAGAGCAGAAAACAGATTTGCTGTACAAAACGTTTCAAGGTTGTTAGATGTTAGGTCTAGGCAACGTTCAGAAATGTTTGTTAGTTATCTTTCTAAAGATAAACCTCAAGTTCAAATCATGGGTAAGTATTATACTTTAGATGATTTAAATAAAAATCTTTTAAAAGATCAACGTTTTATAGACAGATGGAGATCTAAAGAAGGTAAAAAACTTTCAAGAAAGCTTTACTTTACAGGGCGAGCACCTATGAAAGTATACTTTCAAAGCCTTTATACTAAGTATCCTAGCAAAAAAGAGTTTAAAGAAAACTTATTAAACAAAGTAGTTCCTTTAAGAAAACGTTATAAGGACTTTAAAAAGAAGTTTAACAAAGAACCTTCTGATAGTTGGTGGACAAAAAATGTTGCATCAGTAAGAGAAAGCTATCGAGGTGTTGTAGATCTTGAATTCATTAATAGAAAGAAAATTCCTTCTTCAAAAGTAATGGACGATAAGGCTTTAAGAAGCATAACTAAAATTGCTAAGTTAATTTCTTCTGGGCAGTCTACAGACTACGATACTTTAGCTATTAACATTGGTAAAAAGTTTACTGATGATTTTGGTACAGTGCTACCTCTCAAAAGAACGTTAAAAGCTCATCATAAAGACGGGTCTCGTATACTAGACTTTATGGCTAAAAGCGGTTACATTAAAGTACAATTCAGAGGTAAAACTCGAAGAGGTGTTATGGATGTAGAAACAGGTCGCGCAACAGGTGGTTGGGCCGATACTATTTCTAGAGAAGTTACTGTAATAGACAAAAAACTTATTTTGCTACAAGAAGCAGAACGTAGAACTGTTATAGCAAGACGACTTGGTGTAGTTAACGATAGAGATAGACTCTATGTTAAAGCTGGTAAAAAGACTTTCTTTGATGCTAGAGGTAACGACACAGGAGTTCCTATTATTTCAGCAGACAAGTTTGCTGACTATGATCCTAAACAAATAGACCGAGACATGGCTAAGATGATGAATCATGTTTCAAATACAGAGTACCAAGTAGATGGCGAATTTTTTGATTTTATGGACGACATTGTGCGCTTTCGGGATCCTAGAGGGAAAAGCAAATACTATGATTCTATCAATGAATTGCGTCATGAGATTTTAGCGCGGGGCGAACAAGGCTATGGTCTAATGGCTACTGCTAAGTGGCATAGACAACGAGGAGAATCTTTTAAGACTCAAGTGTTCATTGATTCTCGCGGTCGAGTATATCACCGTGGCTACTTAACTCCTACGGGAGGAGAGCTTGTTAGACCTTTTCTTAATGCAGGACAAACTGTTAGCATGACTCCTGTAGCTATGAGAGAATTGCGTATCCAACTTGGCGCTTTAATTGGCCCAGGAACCGAAGCACTTACTCAAACAGGACGTTTAGCTATTTTTCAAAGAAATGAACGGGCTTTGCGAGATCTTGGAGGAATCCTTCAATCAACAACGCAACGTGACAGACGTATGCGGCAGTTTTTAGAACATCCTCTTATACAAGGTTTAGAAGGTCCAGAAGTTCCTAAAATGGCTAGAATGGCTTTAGAGTACAAACGTGTATACGATGCTACAGGTGGAGACTTTACTGCATCTAAACTTGCAAAATACAAAACAAGGTTAATGATTGAAAACGATGCTTCATCAAGCGGGGCACAGATTATTGGCCTTTCAACTGGTAATAGAGAAATCTCTATGTTAAGTAATGTTTTAGCAACTCCAAAGAAAAATCGACTTTATGATGTTATTGCGATGGACACTATTAATGATCCAGAGTTTCTTAAAATACCTTCGTTAAGAAATGCTGGCTTAACTTGGGAAGATCTTGCAAAAGGATCTAAATTTCAAAACATGGTAGCCTTTTATGGTGCTGGAGACGCTACGCGCTCTGCAACTGTTTCAAAATGGATGGCTAAAATTCTTGATAAAAAAGGCTATGCTAGTATTACTAAAGAATCTCTTAACGAACAACTTAGAATAATAGATGGTAAAATAAAGGTTGCAAACAGACTAGGTGCTACTGCTAGTGTAGATGATTTAAAAGCTTTTAGGTCTGAGTTAGTAGAGTTAGTAAACAAAAACACTCCTGTTGGAAGAGAGCTTTTAAAACAAGCAGCAGATATTCATCCTGATACAGCAACTTTTGTTAATAAAATTACTAATGCAAGACAAGGGGTTATTTCTCCAAAAGACTTTTCAGATTTGTCTAAAATTATGTCAAAACATCTTGCAAGTCGTGCGCCTGTAACCAATGAGTTTATTAATTTTTGGAAAACAGCTGCAAGAACTTATGTTGCTGATACTAAAAAAGTAGACATACCTTGGGTTACTTTTGATGGAAAAATTATGACACAAAGATACCGTCCTAAAATTCAGGAACGGATAGAATTTACTGACCCAGTTTCGGGTCGTAAAGTAGCAAACATCTACGAAGCAGCAGCAGAAGACGGTAAGCTTTTAGGCAAGTCTTCTATTCAAGACGCTGCGATTGGGTTAGGTGTAAACGGTAATCATAGTAATGATGCCGTGTTAGTTCGACAGTTTCACTTATGGGGAAGAAAGAAAAACATTGGGACAGGAACAATCCACGATGCTTTTTTCACAAACATAGGGCATGCTGAAGACGCAAAGCAAGCCTTAAGAACCATCTACGCAGATGCTCTTAAAGGCGACACTATACGAAAGACCCTTAAAGAAATGCGAAAGCAAGGATTGTCTTGGACAAAGTATAGGGAACTACTAGCACTTGCTAAGAAGCAAGGGTTGATAGATCCACCAAATAAAATTACTCGCAAGGAAATACTAGCACCTATTAAAGAAGGTGAAGACTGGTATGGAATTGGACCATAACTTTTACTAAGTCTGTGACTTGTAATAGCAAACTAACTAAGAAGGATGTTCCTTCGCTTAAACTGTAACCTCAAGCTGTGCTTGAAAGGAAAAAATTATGCCTGATGAAATCATTGAAGAAGTACAAACAACTGAAACAGAAACCCCTGAAGTAGAAACTCCTGAAGTTGAAGCTACAGAGTCTTCTGAGACGGTTGATCCAGTGGAAGCCGCTGTTCAAGAACGCCTTGCACAGATGAAAGCTAACATGGATCGTATGTCTAAAGAACGTGATGAAGCTTTAAAAGTTAAAAACCAAATGGAAGCAGATGCTAAAGCAGCAAAGATTGCTCAGTTGGAAAAAGATGGTAAACTACAAGAAGTAGCAGAAATGAAAATTGCTGATCTTGAAGCTAAACTGTCTGTTTATCAAGCGGAAAACACAAAACTAAACCGTGATAGTGTTTTACAGAATGCTTTGGCGGGGTTAGACTTTAAAAATGATCGTAGTCGCGAAATGGCTTATAAAGACATTGTTGAGCAACTATCTCAAACTGAAGACGGAGGGTGGAAACACAACTCTGGTACTTCTATAGACGATTTTGTCGCTGGATACTCTAAGAGTGAAGACAACTCTTTCTTATTCCGTGTTAAATCCAATACTGGATCTGGCGCGGCTAACAACGCAGGTGTTTCTAACGTTTCTCAAAAGAAAACTTTATCAGAAATGTCTACTTCAGAAATGCTCGCAGCAGCCGAAAAAGGCCAGCTGGGTTCATTTAACATCTAATAGTTCTATAAAGGAATAAAATAATGGCTATTACAAATACTGCATTTCAAAATGTGGCTCTTGCTATCTCCGCTTACAGCGATGAAGCTTACACCACTGAAAAGAAGCTTAACTCAACAGGTATTGTAGGCAATCGCGCTGACATTACTGCTGATGGTGAAAGCTTTATTGGTCAGTTCCGTTACTACAAACCACTGTCTGCAACTGTAAACGTTGCTTCGCTTTCAAGCGCAACAG